CAAAGCCCATCCAGTTGGAACCTTCGATGCGCCTGCAGCAAAGGCATGAATAGATCCGATTGGGTTAACTCCGCTCATGTAAACGGCAGTATCTCCACCTAGATAGTTACCCACATAGTTTTTAACGATACCCTTGTCTTGTGTTACACCACTAATGTTCACAGATGGGAGACGAACCACAACTGTCTTCAGAACGGATCCTGCGTCGTTTGGTGGGGTGCTGTCCATAATACCTGCGGTAGCAGAACTAAGGAAGAAAACTTCTGCCCCAGTAGAACCAGCAATTGTGTTGTTTGTTGAGAATGTGTTCATAACAATATCACCAGCCATAACGTAACTGAAGATACTATTTGAGATTGTTCCATCTGCAACGACACCACAAACTTCTGCATTGGCTGGACTATCGGCTTGTGCTAAGGTGTATCCGTTTGACGCAACATCAAAACGGATTACGTTTCCTGCGGTAAACCCGTGTGACGCCTGAACCACATCAACCTTGAGTTGTGATCCAACTTGAGTTACCTCTCCAGCAATAGGAGTACCTGAAATATTTGAACTAGATGTATTACAAGTCATTCATTGACTCCTGTGTTGAACTCTGAATTTAGAACATAGTGGAAAGCCACCACATCTCCGAATACCCACCCGAACAGTGAATTGAATTTAAATCCTAGTGTGGAGGAAGAGGTTCCACTAACCGAAGCAGTGGCATCCCATGATCGATTGGCACCGTTATAACCGCTAGTTCCTGCAACTCTATTGAATTCTCCACCCGCACTAATATTGAACGCCATATTTGGAGTTCCTGATGGAGCGTAAATCTTAACTGTGGGAATTTTCCTCAACTCAGTAGGAACTCGAACTCTTGTTGTGGATGAACCACTATTCATTGTAATAGTTGGTGTTTCATCACTTGGATTGCCAGGACTTGTTAATGTGTTCTTAGCAACATAATCAGAAAGACTATAAGAGGTCTGGAAGAATTTCTTACATCGTCGCAGTTCATCATCTACGTCGGTGATTATTGGATCACTTACCTTGTAGCCTGGCTCCATTTGAACCTTGGCAAGAGAAACCTCTCCTGCATAGAGAACATCAGCAGCACCTGTAGTGCCAGTTATACCTCGGAACCTATATGGGAAAATTGATAGTTGAGCCCAACTTTCATCTCTGTTTATTAGACCTAAACCTGTAGGTCCAACCAGAGGAGCAAGGTCGATAGCGTATCTTGTCCATTTATATTCACCATCCAAGTAAACTAAAGGAAGTTGTAAATTACTTGCAGTTCCTCCTGTGGTTCCTTCCCAATACTGAGTATATTCAAGTGCAAGGAATCCTGTAACTCCAGTTACACCTCTAGCATAAAAGGAGACAACAGCAGGTTGTCCTGCTAGGGTATTCGCATCTTCAATCACGTTATTCCAAGAGATAAAATCACCACCGTCAACTGCGGTTTCGCCCGCACCTGGCGCAAAGTTTGCTCTAACTCTGGCATAATATTCCGGATTACCTCCAACATCAGTTTGACCCTCGGAGAATACACCACGCTCAATCTCTGCTATGTCCTTACCAACAGGAGCAGTTACTCGCTTGTTTCGATACCACCTGTCAGCAAAGTAGGTCTTTTCATTACCTGTGTATATTGAGTCTACCCCAACACCTCTTTGCCAAATATCAAAACCACCATTCACTAGAACATTTTGAACCCCCGCAGATGGCAGGTCTGAATCTACATATCCACCACCACCAACCGCAGATCCAGTGAGACCACCCGCTACAATTGCTGCGGTGTATGCGTTAGGATCTCTTTCGACATTAGCCAAACCATCCTCACCGGGGGTATTGTAACCTTGACCTGGCCTAGTATTGAAGAAGAATATTTGATTTGTTGTTCCCAGTCGAACGGCCATCGGAACGTTACCGACCTGGCCCGCTCTCGACGACAACGTTCCCTGATTGTAGTTACTATAAAAGAGGGCTTCTTCTGCGTTGTATTGTTGAACGTGGGTCGCTGGATCGAATGTATCTGTTGATTCTGTGACACCATACAATAGCAGTTCGCTATCGTTTACTACAATACCAATTTGTCTTGATGCGTTGAGTGAACCTTGATTTGCACTATTCAACTTGATATAAGTACCTAGATCATTTTCGCCAATTAAATCACCAACAGCAAATCCACTAGGTTTAGGTATTCTAATAGATCGACCGCTACCAGTAGCACCACCTCCACCACCTCCGCCGGCGAATGAATTTACTTCCTGACCTCTGTAGTTTACAAACAAACCTCTGTTTGCTGATAGTCCAACGAGAACAGGTTTTGAAACGTGTCCAGGCGTGTTTGGTTCTACCGTTGTAATAAATCCTTTAGTTAAAGGAGAAAGGAAGTATGGACATCCAACAGAAAGGGCTGAACCTGCTACGGTGGAGAAGTCTCCTTCGACCTCACCATTAAACGTAACTTCAAAGTCAGAGTCTCCGTTGTCCCTAGAAATCATACCAACCGCTTCTGCTAACGTGGCTCCTCCAGCAGAGAACGCTAAAGTAAATCCATTTGCATCGGCACTTGATGCCCTGACTACATTACCAAACTGGAAGTCGTGCGATACACCTGACACTCTTCTCTTGTTCACACCTCTAAGGATATCAACTCGACCATCGTAGGATCTGATTCTAGCGATCTCACCAGAAAGAGTTGATCCTACAGGGATTGTATCTAGAGTGTGACCATTGCCGATTATGAGATCTGTTACGTTCTGCTTAAACGAAAGAGTCTTTCCGTTTGCCTCTCCGAAAAGAATCTGCTGCATTGAGGCATTAGCGAATGTTCCTCCACCAATCAACTTCAAGTCTTGGTTAGTAAACCAAGAACCACCAAGGTTCAGTAAGAATGGAGCAGTTGTTCCTGTGTTGAAGTCTGGTCCAGTATATGATCCTACAACAATACCACCAGTGGCATAACCTGCGACTGGAGTATCATCACCATTTACATTTACAAGTCCGTTTGGAAAGGAGACTTCACCAGCCGTAGAAAAACTAACATTACCAGTGACAACAAGATCACCACCGATGGTAATACCTTTACCAATCGTGTCAGATACAACCATTTCATATGTACCACCAGTTCCCCCGCCGGCAAAACCACCAGTCACAGAGAGACCAGTGCCGGCAGCAATATCATAAACTCTCATTAGGTTCAACTTAGCAATAATCTGATCGTTCGTAAGAGTACGCCAATCATTGATTGTATCACCAAGTGACACTTCTGAAATTTGTGAATCATTTTTTGTTATATCAGCCATTTATTTTTCCTATTATACTTCTGTTGGCACTGTTGTTGTTTCATTAAAAGCAAAAACAAAGTTATCTTCGCCCAACTTCTTAATAATTGGAACAAAGCCAGAATACAATTCTCCATCCCCATTCTGTGAAGTAATTGTTGGGTTTCTCTCAAGTCCCACTCGACCTACTACTGGTGATTCTACGGTTCCCTGATTCACAATTTCATAGACAAGTCTTCCTGCCCCTATTGCTTGACTGTTTGCATATTCCCTACCTGCGGGATCTCTAAAATCATAGATGTTATCAAATTGATCTGTTTCTGCTCCATCCCCAGCAACGACCCTAATCAAAACATCAAATCCGAGGAAAGAATTGACTGCCATATCTGTTGGAATTGGAATTGATAATCTACCTAGTCCGTCGTCATCTAGATAAGGAGGGAAGGTCAACCAGAAACCAGTTGGAATCCACTGAGTCTCTATTGCTGGTGTTGTAAAGTTACAAAATAATTCTGCGTTTTTGTAAACTCGTAATCGTGCATTCGCACCGAATCCCGATCTTGTAACTGGACTGGACTGAGAATTTTCAAGACTTTCTGTTTCTAAATCTACCCTTGGTTGTCCATGTCTAAACAAACATCTATTTGTGGTAGATGTTTGATAAGCAAGAATAGTTTGTAGTTCTAGCAATTCTCTTGACTGAAGAGCATAGCCTGGAATAAATCCAATAGAAATAGGGTTCTTGGTAGGATCCCAATTGTCTCCATAACCAGAACCTGCTCCAAAAAAGGATGTGTTCCATGAATTGTTAGTCAAAGGCATTTTATACTCCTAATCACAGTGGAATTATAAATCTCGCTGCGTAATGTGTGTCTCTCTGAACATTAAATTGATTCTGTATTATGTATAATATATCCCCTGAGCCTACTTGAACTTCTGATGGAAATACCTGCTCAACTTCAAAGTCATCGCTTCCTGAAGTTACCGTTTCACCTGCAACTGGCAATGTTTTCTCCCCTGTTATGAACAGATTTGCTCTAATACTTGAACCAGGCCCTGTAAACTCAAACGGTCTTAGATCAATAGTTGTTGCATCTGTATCTGAGGTACTGAAAGAAACTTTTCCATTGACAGGTAGTCGTGGATCGGTGATCTTTTTCGCGGTTGTAAATTCAAATCCAGTGCCGCTATTGTCTTTAATCTGGACCTTTGCTGCCTGTCTAATGTTCAATCTTGTATCTGTTCCTCTTCCTAGTTCATCGCCAACAATAATTCCCTCATTTGGACCTGTTGCATATACTGGATTGGCAATCAATCCAAACGATCCCATAACCAGACCATCTGGAAGAGATCCGATTGTGTCGTCGGACTGACTCATGTTACCAATAAACATTAGAGTTCTTGCTTGTAGTGCAATCGTTGGATCGCTACCAATGTCTTTGTTGGCCCCACCGAAAGATGCCATTGGTTTGATTCGAGATTCTAGATCAGATTTACTTGTGATGTCTGAGTTACTGTTTGGGGAAACATCCAGTTTTACAGCACCACCAATATAGCCAGTTCCACCTTCTGGAATATTATACCCAGTCAACTTGTAACCCTTCACTGGATCAAATGCAGTTCCAATGTTTATTTGTCCACCATTTCCCTGACCGATTAGAGTTGCGGTTGGGGGTGTGTCGAAGTAAACATTACTGTTGCCAATATTAATATCGACATCATTAATTCTTCCTGCACTAGAATCACCAGCGAGTTGAACTTGATACTGTCTATACTTGGCACTATTTAATCCTGTAGTCGGAGCAGACTTTATTGAAGTAGGAACGGGCATCCAACTGGTAGTTAAGAAACCAAAAAGTTCATCTGAGATTGAGAATAGATACTTCCAAGTATACCCATCTGCTGTTTCAAATGGTTCTGTTCCGATACCACTTGGTTCTACTGTTGATGCTGTCTTATCTCTATCCAAACCAGTCGAACTGTTTTTGATACAAACGTAAACATTATAGTTCTCTGTCATCACATAGGGCGCCCTATTGTATATAATTGCACCATCGATGCTTACTTCATACTCATAATTATTTTCAGTGGGACTAAAGGGATCGTAAATTGTTCCACTTGTCCAGTTAATACGGGGAACACAAAGAGCCACATCTTTGGGAGTAACCCTTTCTAGAACAGTAATATTTTCGTATGCAAATTCATCTTGGAGCAGCGAGTCACCAGAAGCACCAGATGTTCCTGAAACTCCTGAATATGCCGCAAAGAAAAACACTTGATTCTGTTGTAACAAGTTATCAATAGCGTTCTTCGCAACCAAGTTACGAAACTTTATCGAACTGGTATTTTGAATAGTTCGGTTTGATTTGTTTATGATGTTGCTAGGTGATGCCATTTATATTCCTCTTATGCTAACGTACATGTACTAACATCCTCTTCAGGATCATTGGGTGTATCGTTATATCCCTTTGCTGCATCTGGTGTGAGATAAACTAAATCGCCCAATCTCATGTCACCAAACTGTAGTCCCAGTTCAATCCCATCAGCCCAAGAAGCGGGATGATGGTTAACTACCCAGAATGTATATCCTCTATCTTCTGCTGTAAGGTATGTATCTGCTGTGTAGGTGTAACCCGCCGCTTCAGCGGACGCACCATAAGTGTAACCAATCGGAAAACCATCAGGATCATGTGCAGGGGTAAAGCAATTTACTGCACCATTAAATGGATTGGTTGTGTATGGATTGAAACCACAAGGGAATAAATCAACTAAGTTACATAAATCAGGGAAAGGTTCTCTGGCGTTTAGTGTGGTATCAAATCTGTATGCCAGATAGTGTCCAATTATGAGTTTTTCTGAATAACCAGTTTCTATTGGTCCTGGCGGAGCAGGAATATATGAGTCAGGACTAACGTTGTTGAAAAGTTTAAATCCTGCTGGGTGTGTTATGTCCTTGACTGGTTTTGTTGTGAATTCGTAATTATCTTCAAGGTTACCATCAGAGACACCTTCGTCTTCGCTGACTGCCGTTATAGAATATGAAAACTCTTGATAGTAGTCGTCCCTAAATCTAACCCCACCACTTAGTGTTTTTCGACTATCTGCCCAATACCCATTGTAAACGTTACCCAGCGTATCGGTATCGCCTTCTAAGTTTGGAACCCAGATTGAATCGGATAGGATACACAGTTGAACTTTAGGATAATCAAAATCAATTGATCCTGCGTTAATTCCAAACAAAGATGAAAGTAAAAATCTAGTTGACTCTTCAGTACCCTTGGTCAAGTAGAACTGTCGAATGAAAGACAAAAAACGACGAATATCTACTAGAGAATTTTCAGGATCAGTCCAGTTATAAATTATCTCACCAGTATCATCCGAGACAGAAGTCTCTGGAAAAAGATGAGCAAATAATTCTTTATGGTGAATTAAAAGATCATTTGGTACGTTGTTTATGTCCACCAGATAAGGAATCTGATCTATATTATTACTAATACCCAACCATTCAAAATAGGTCTCAATAAACTTTACATACAAGTCATGGTTTTCTAGAATGTGAACAGGAAGTCTGTCACGAACATAGAATGGAAATCTAGGTGTAATAACATCAGGAGATGTAGAGGTTCTTTCGTTCTGTCTATCGAACGATGTTCTTGCCTTGTTCTCTTCAAAGGTTTTAAATTCTAGATTAGTAGTACTGATCATACGTTAACATCCAATTGATCGATGACCCCTAAACTAAAGGTTGCTTGTTTTTGGGCTTGAACTGCCTTGCTTTTGGGTACTGCTCTAAGGAACAGATCAGATCGTGAAGAGTCCCAATCCGTAACACCCAGCACAGTTAAATTACCCTTGAGATAATCAACTGTTCCTATTCTATAGTTGATATATTTTCTTGTATTGTTTTCTAGAATAAAGAATCTCAAGAAGCCATTTCCATCATCATCAATATATCCTACGTTCTCATCAGCATCTACAAATCTAGGATCACTAATCAACTGGAACTCTCCGCTGACTTGATTTTTTACTAAGTTATTGGCAAAAGAGATGTAGAGGTTTCTGTTGTCTGAATCTGCATTTGGATATTCATATCCAAAGAAGGTCTTAGAAAGTTCTACACTAAAGTCCACAGATCTAATCGCACTATTTTCATTTACAAGTTCTGATACAATCGTGGAATAAGGAAATATATTTCTAAATCCACAAGCGGGATCATACTCTCTGATTTTACTAGAGACTATTGCGTTTAAACCAGATCCATCAATACTAACCAATCTATCAAATATGATTTCGCCACTAAGAACATCGATATTGTAGCATGTTGGTTGGACAAACTCAGGAAGAATACCGACTACCGTTTTCTCTTGTAGTTTTGCACCAAAAACCGATAGTTCTTTGTCACTGAACGTGCTACCCTCGGCATCTCTGACGCAGGCTAAAAATAATCTACCATACTGAGGAGGATTATTATCCTCACCACCCCATGCAGTGGCATCAAAGACTTCGGGGTTTTCTACCTTGAACACAATCTCGGCATCCTCTGCTGTAACTGCTCTGTTCTGTGCTTGGAAGTATGATGGAGCATTTCTTCTAATGCTTTCAATAGTCTCTCGTTCGGCACCTCCGAATGAAGGAGTTACTACTTCATTGATTGTGATGGTAGGTTGACCACTAACAGGTTCGCTGGTAAAGTTTTTTTCTCCATTTGCATTGTTGACTCCATTTGGGGTCAGGTACTCAACGACAACATTAGAGTCTTCAGGAACTGCGACTCCATAGTTACCATCACCGAATGAAACTTCATATGCTCCAGAGTAAATTGGATCAACAAAATACACTTGAGACGAAGCAGACAAGACAGAGATTCTATCTGCCTTACTAAATTCAACTCCACCAACTGTTACTTTCAGGGAGGATATATCGGCAGTCTCAGGAACTGTGACTGCACCATTAAAGTAAGTGGTGTTTGATGTTTTTAAACTAGATGAATTTTGAAATACTGTGATTGTCCCAGTGCTAGTTCCAAGTTCAATATCGTCTTTTACTATGAAGTTAAAACCAGTATCACTTCCCTTAAATACGCGACCTGCCTTTATTAAAGTACCAGTGCTAACCGTTACGTTTAGTTCGGCTCTGGCAGCAATTCTAGATTTTGGTGTATATCCAACGAGTCTTGCAAGAGAAACTAGAGAATCTCTCTTTTGTGCTGAGTCTATGAAACTTTCGTTTGCTAGGAAGTTTGTGTAGGTTGAAAAGAAAGTTGTGTTGTATGCCAGAAGATCGATTAGCGTAGATAGAGCCGATCCATTAAAATCGTAATCACTAAACTCTGCTTTAGTTTTTATAAAATCAGTGAGAGATGTTCTCACCTGATTAAAATCTGTTTTACTAAGGTTGATATAAGAATCTGGCATTATCTTACTCTTTCTAAAGTTATTTCTATTGTGTCCTCATCATCTAAAAAACTATATTCAATTTCTACTTTCAATTCTTGGATGACATCGTTATAGTCAACTAAAATTTGTCTTAGAGTAACCCGTGGTTCAAATACTTCAATAGCATCCCTAACCTGACTTCGGACTTCTGACAACATACCAGGCGATGGCTGTTCAAAAAGTTTGGAAACTACATTAGCACCAAGAGAGGGACGAAACGGTCTTTCATAAAAATTAGTCAGCACGACATTTCTCAAAGCCTGCTTGATTGCATTGTTGTCAAATTTACGAGCGACATCTTTCGTTGCTGATTTTGCAAAGTTAAAATCGAGGTCAGAATATCTAAACTTATCTGTTGTAGCCATATCTTATGTATGCCTTTATGCTGATGGATCGTATGGTAAACTGTCTCTATTTAATCTTAGTTTCATTGAAGCATTATTGTCTGAATCGAATACTCGGCGAATCCCTGTGACTAGATACTTACCTGATATCGGATTAACTTTGGAAACCTCACCAACTTCGCCTGGTTCAGGCATATTTGAAGTTGATCGAGGCATCCGAATACCAACGAGTTTTCCTACAGACATATCCATGTCGTTTGGTACTGTTATTTCTACTTCCTGTGCTTGGATGAGAGCAACCTGCGCCCTTCGATATACTGGTTGTTCTTTTGGTGTTGACCAATATCTGTTCCAAGCATAAGAACAATACTTGGCATATTCGACAGACTTACTTGTGTCTGTTACTTTATTGTCTACACCGACACATGTACCATTACAATCTTGGAAGTTCTGCCAATCTTTTGCATTGTAAATCGGTCGAGACTGATCATACAATTGTAGATTTTGATTGGGGAAATAATTACCATTCAAGTAAATTTCGTTTAGGGTGTCTGCGATGGCAGCAACAGGCTGTGTCCTCTGATCATTTTCTAGAAAATCATCAGAAAAATCTAGATTAGCAACACCTACGCTAAACTGACGAAGGAAGTCAGTTAAACCATCTTGAGACAACGAAACAGGAATTGTATTAATCGTACCGATTGAATATGGATTTCCTCTAGTCCAAATTGCTGGCCATCTAACATTTAGTTCTTCGACTTCATAACTCTCAACATTAAAGGAACTACGATCTCCGGGTCTTATTAATTTAAATTTCTTAATGGTAGGAACTGAAATGGTCTCTTCGGCGACATTACTATGTCCACATAGTTGAGGAATCGCACAATCTGATACCATTCTATACTTGGGATTGTCGTCGTATATAATCTCAGGATTTCTTTCAAACGTTCTAGTAGACCCCTCTCCTTCTTCAATAACTTCTCCTGTTTCTGGATCTGGATCAGAAGGAATGTTAGTCAATTCGGTTAGATCAAAATCTAAACCAGATATTGTAATATAATGTGCTGGAACACCCTCAGTGAAGAGACTACTTATTGTATTGCCATAGTAGTCGTAATTGTAGAAGTAGAATGTACTGTACGAATTTGAAATGTAACTACTAAGATTTGCTATCACGCCCTGTGATCCAAAACTATCAGGTAGTGTATCTGCAAAGTCTTTCAGGAACAGATCTTTCTCAAAGAATTGCTTGAATGTTTCTTTTTGTGGAACCGTATAATCTTGATTAGCAAAGAATCTTCTAAAGTTTCTTATATTAGGTAATCCAAATCTAGGATTTACCCAGTAACCATTCCAGAACATACTATTATACCAGTTGATTGGATCGCCATGAACACCCCGAATATTTGGAGAAACATATTCTTTACCAAGATACTGCGTAATTAAACCACACTCTGATGGTATATTGTTCCATTTTTCTTTCAGTGTTTCGCAGTCTACTGGATCGCCATTGTATGGAAGAAGAGGCTCTTGATTTTCGCATCGGGGATAAGACTGACCAATATACTCAGACGAAAGTCTTGGAACTTGATCTATTTCGATATCTGGTATATTATCAAAGTATTCGTTCTTTTCCTCGAAACTGATAATATTACCACCCTGTGACGTTCCCTCTGAAAGTCCTCCGAGCATGAAATATCTTGGATCCTTTGCCGGAGAAGTGCAAGTTAAAAATCTACCATAGATAGAATAAAAATCATTAGGTAAACGTCCTACTAGTTGTGTAGGTCTTATTTCACCTAAAATAATTCTATCAATCGTATTCTGATCTGTGATCTCATTTTGTTCTATAAAATCAAAAATTATATCTCTATCTTCTTGTGATATAGATGAATTATAAAATGCAAGGATTTCTTCTCTACTAGAACAAAATTCACAAAACTCTTGATTTGGACCTCTACCGAGTGTCCCCTCACCAGACTCTAGTGAGTTGAGACCGCTGTCTATTATGAAGTTATGCTCATAGTATAGTCTCTGCAAACAAGCAAGATAATATTCTTTCAGTGCTTCAATGATAGGCAGTTTTATGTCATCATGAACTATTCTAAATTTCTCACCAGACAAATCACTTTGTCTTGCAAATTTTGTCTTGAAGAATTCGTGTGGATTTGTTTGATAGAATGAATTGATTGTGCGATAACTTGAATTATACCAACCATACCAATCCGCATTCAAATCATACGAGGAAGTTCCAAACCAACTGTTACGACCAATGCCTTGGGCCATATAAATTGGTGGAACTTCAAGGAAACTGGGTTTGGTGTAATTCGTAAATTGCTTATCTTCAGAACGAATTATAGGGTAAGTCTCTACGCTGTTCCACTTGTCTCTATCCTTCAGATAATCATATTCGAGACTACCCTCAACCACTGCTTGCTGTTCTATTACGGTATTTCCTATTGAAGAATCCAAACCAGACGGACCAATTACTTTTTGTAGTCCACCTAGACTCGAAGGAAGTGTTGCATAGTACGCAGCGAAAGGCTCTTCGGGATTCAATTCATAATACACAACCTTAGAAGACAAGGCTTGCTTGTTGAGCAAATCCATATAATCTACTTGCTTCAATACATTCAATTCAATAATTCTTGTTACTTCCGAATCAGAGTTAGGCCCTGAAATATCGTAAGAATAAACTTGATCAACTTCCTGTTCTCTACCACGAAGATAACTATCGACAGACCTAAAGTGCCATCCTTTAAGATCATGCCAAACAAAGAAGTTTGCAGCGTTTGAATTTTCTTGTGCTACGGCGTTTTCTGCTAACTCATTCAGTAATTCAAAAACCTTTCTGGGTCTTGCTTCTGAGTTTTCACTGTTGTTGTAGATTCCCTGTGTGTCGATCCCTAAGAAGTAACCCTCTCCCATAACGTCGGGTGTATTTCTGTCATCGAGATAACCAGGCACATAGTTGATCCAGTTTGCAGTTGGTTCAATGTCTAGTGGATCCTCATCCTGAGTGCCGATGTCCAGTTCAAATCCAGCAACATCAAAAATCTTATTTACTAATCCATAATCTTGGTTCGTCAATGAACCTGTACCCTCACCAGACTGGCTAGCAATTGGTCCGATGTGTCTGTTGCTGAGATGATCCTCAAATTTTAAGGAGTCGATGAGAAATTGATATGTGGTAAAATGAAAGATGTAAACTGTTAATTGATTTGTTTCATCTTGTTTCTCTACTACCTTATACACTTTAAAACGTTGTGTAACAGTATAGGGTTTTTCTTCACCATCAACATACTGTTTTGCATTGAATGTGATTGTAACCCACTCAGTTCCCTGAACACCACCTAGTTGACCATCCCACCCTGTGACATTGGCAATCGCAATAGCACCAGACATCGAGTTACGAAACATATCTTCACTAAAGTCGAGAGCGAGTATATCGCGGTTGGTATCCACAACCACACTAGAACCATTACCTATAACGGAATCATCAGTACCAATTTCTACTTGTGATATACCACCCTTGAATGCCGAATTACTCATGAAAACTCCTGCTTATATCAATGATAAATTGTTTGTATTTGCCGAACGAATGACCGATGTCCTACCTCCAGATGGAGCCTGATCAAGAAGTGAAACCATAGTTGCAAGTGCTGCATCTTTCAACTCATCAGGAAACACCTTTATTTCTCTTACTGAATCTGATCTATCTTCAAATGAATAAATCAAAGTTCGCATATATTGTTGAGCAAATTCAGTACCCTCAATCCACTCATATATCAACGTAGTTGTTAATTCAGATAAAGGCGCACCATTAGCGGTAGGATCCAGTATTTTTTCAATGGGGGTATCAATACCACTTCTCCATGTGAATGGTGAAAGATTTCTACCATCTTGTGTTTCAAATCGATCCACTGTTGTAGATGGATTCTCTACGCGAGAAACTGGATTTATGTTTTCAATGGTGCCGTTGTTGTTCACACCAAACGTCTCTCCTGCACTTAGTCTGACTCCACTAGAGGCAGGAATACTTAAATCAATACCAAAGAAATTAGGTCTTATTCTGGTGATCACTGACGAGTAAGGATTGTCTTCATCGTATGTACCAGAGGCAGTAACACGAACAATTTGATCACCAACCTTGTATGGATTTAGTTCTTCATATGAACCTGTTCCGCCAGGAAGGTAGTGAACGGTATCTTCTTTGACAGCAGGTATAATCTGATCATAACCATCTCTAGGCCAATCCGTGAATGGATCGCTCAAGTTATTGAAGAGCATAATCAACCAATACCAGTTTGAATCGCCGTATAGTTTAGTAGATACAACGTCGGGAGTTTCTCCTGCCTTGATTGTATATGTTTTATAGTTTTTGACTGCACCAAAAGTATCCAAGAATCTCACCCGTCTCATAATGTCAACTACTTCCTTGACATCAGCACTAGGACCATTTACTCCGTTTGGATAAAAGGTGTATGTTGTTTTAGGAAAACTTGAATTAAACATCGGGGTTGATATCCTTTGCTGTAGAAATTCTGATATCTTGGAAAGTGAGAGTCAATTCTATGCCCTGAAAGTAATCGTCAGGAGTGAGAGAAACTCTACCACTTCCTGCATAGTTAGTTGAGATGCTCGTCAAAAAGGCATCGCTGATACGAGGAAAGGCATTTCTTCCTGCACCGGGGTGCATCTCTACGGAAAATTGTTTGGGGGACTTAAAAATATTTCCGCCCGACTTAGTGAACAGATCGATAACCTTATTTGCGGTTTCGGAACCCGTATCTATAGTAGCATTCACGGCTGGATATGCGTTTTCTCTAAGTGATTTGATTATGTTTGCGATTTCTTCTGCTTCTTGTTTATTCTTTGCAAACATATTAAATGTAAAAGTATGAGTTCGTAAATCAGGACTCTTGAACAATAGTTCTTCTTTTGGGTTAAATGATCTACCCATCGCAGCCTGCAAAGAACCCCTAACATCAAGTGGATCGGGAATCATCCCTTGTGCTATATTAACAAAGCCTCCAAGATCAGTGCCTCCACTTGAAATAGCCTCAGCAAAAGCCTTTCCTTTTAATACACTCTGTTGTTCGTAGGATAGATTGTCGCTGGATTGAACTGTTTGAGGCATGAGGAGTCGATACTCTATAATAGGACCACTTCCACTGCCAGATGCAACCTGAGTCAAAGTTTGATACTCTTTGGCTATTATAGATAAAAAGGGAGCCTCAGAACTCAAAACATTAAGTGGATATGACAGAGAAGGTGTTTGGTTTTGTTGTCCGTATGGCATCTAAAGTCCTTTAGCGAAAGATAAAACATGGCGTATAAAACAAAATACTCACCACAAAATCCTCAAAAGTATATAGGTAACCCAAACAATATAATCTGCCGTTCTTTGTGGGAAAGAAGAGTATGTAGATTTCTAGACGAGAACACTAAAATTATTCGATGGGGTTCTGAAGAACTATACGTTCCATACTACTCCCCTGTCGATAGGAAGAACCACAAATACTACCCCGACTTCATCCTTGAGAAGGCAGATGAAAACGGAGAGGTAAAGACCCTTGTCGTGGAAGTAAAACCAGAGAAGCAAACCAAACCACCAAAGCAACCTAAAAAGAAAACTAGGAACTACCTCCGCGAGTGTATGACCTACGAAACAAATATGGCTAAATGGAAAGCAGCAAAAGAATACTGCGAAAAGAAGGGTTGGGAGTTTATCGTGATCACTGAACTAGACATTTTCTCGAAATAAGGCCTATATACTACGGAGAAAACTAATGTCAGGATTTCAATTCGATCTCAGTCTAATAACCAATGCCAGCGATCGTGCTGCGGCCGCAGACGCTAGAAACAAAGCATTTAGAACAACATCTGCTAGATCAAAAACTCCTAGTCAAATTTTTGACAAGTATACTTTTGATATTATGATTACTCCGCCAGGAGGTTCTGGTTTAGGTACATTCAGTACGGCAGAAGGAGATTTTCATGCCTTAACCTGTACCACTCCAACAAAGAGAATTGCATCTGATGAGAAAACCCTTTGGGGTCCAGTTTACAATATTCCATACGCTCGTCTCTACAGTGGTGATTTTGAGATGACTTACCTATACAATCAAGAACTACATCAATACCTCATGGACTGGACTGAAGTAGTCGTATCTAATAGTAGAGACAGAGCAGGTTACTATGACGATATCGTAGGGAAAATTGAAATTGATTATCGTAGTAGGGCAGAAACAGACGCCAAAGTAACCAAATATAAATTGAATGATGTGTTTCCTCTGTCTGTAAATGGTCTTGAACTTGATATGTCTTCTACAAACTCATATCAAACAGGAAGCGTATCATTCTCGTTCCGCGATTTTGAATTAACTATAGAATAAAAAAGGATTAAGTAATGAAGTTAGGTGAATTGTTGAGATCGGAATTACCCGATTATAGTGTAAAACTGCCTTCTACTGATAAGGCATTATCGTTTAGACCTTTTCTTGTGAAGGAAGAAAAGACTCTACTGCTAGTTTCTGAAGAAGGAAATGAAGTAGATGTGCTAAGAGCGATTAAAAATATTCTAGAGAATTGCTTTGAGGATTTAGACTTGAGTTCGATCTCTCTAGGAGAAGCAGAATATCTGTTTGTCAAACTACGAGAAAGATCTGTAGGAGAAACTTTAGAACTGGTCTATGGAAAGGGTTTAACCAAGAAGCCAATAAACCTAGATCTTCGCAAGATAAAAGTTCCAAAGAGAACAGGCAATAAAAAGAGTAAGTTTAACATCACAGAAAACATCTCGGTTACGCTCAGAGAATTGACTTTAGTTGATGTAATCAAAAACGAGATCAACATATGGAATTCGGATCAGGATGACTACATCAAGATGATTGCTTCTATCATCGAGACAGTCACACTAAAGGAAGAATCGCTAGGATCTACTGATCTATCGCTTGCAGAAAAAGTTGACTTCATTGAAAACATGACCGAGCATCAGTTCACAGAGTTGGCTGAGTTCTTAAAAAATGGACCAAGATTATCACACACAGTCAAGGTAGAGCAAGAAGAAGGCGAAGACACAGAAATAGAAATCAATGGGCTAAATGATTTTTTCGGCTTAGTGTCTCTCATATGAACTTAGAAGGATTTATGAAACTTGTGTTTCAACTAATCCACCACCATAAGTACTCGTATGGAGACATCATGAAATGGATTCCGTGGGAAAGAGATGTATTTATTTATCAGTTACAGGCTTGGTTAAAGGAAGAAGAAAGAATCAAATCTCAAAATAGAAGGTAAATAAATGGCAGAGCAATCCAACAAAGAACCTATTAAATCTGATCCACTAGATGAGACAAATAGAAAATTAACTAGGAAGGTTCTTAAACAACAACTTAAGAGTTATAAGGAAAACCGTCAAGGAGGCAAAAGCAAAGATGTCTCCGGTGGACCGTTTAGTCGTAGATCTATTCGTGATATGCGTGCCATGACTCGAAAGGGAAATAAAGAGTTTACACCCGAAACCCAAACAGCGGGTTCAGCATTTAGAACGTTCAGTGAAAATAAAATAGATGACATAAAGACAGGCATTTTAACAAAAACTCTTGGTCAAGGCATTGGTGGATTTATAAACACCCGCCGTATGATTAAAAAATCAAAGGAAAAGCAGGTAAAACTAAGAGAGAAATTACTTAAGTTACTAGAAGCAGAGGGTAAAAAAAATCCAAAAGGTTATACTGCTTTTACTGGTGCGGTAGAAAAAAGTGTAAAAGGCAAAGCAGATGAATTAACAAAGGCCGCAGTCGATATTCTTATTCAGATGGGTGCGACAACAGCAAGCAAAATTGAATCTTTCTTAAACGATTTTGGATCTGGTGATTTTGAACTATCTGATCTAGAATCTGAAATAGAAAGTGCAGCATCTGATGCAGGATTAGAAACAAAGAAGAGTCAATTAGGTCTCAGTTTGAAGAGCAAAGGAATTTCCTCGATAGGTTCAGGTGCCGATGTGTCTCCATCATCTTCTGAATCTGCCGAAAAAAGTGGTGGTGGTGGTGGTGGTGGCGGTGGTGTTGAGTCTAGACTTGTTCTACAAGAACTATCGACTCAAACTTCTATGCTCAGTAACATTGAAGATCTACTGAAACCAAATGCCGGCGATAAAGCAAAAGATAGAGAAGATAAACTCGAAGGCGAAAGAGATGATAAACTAAAAGGTAAACTCAACAGATCTATGAGTGAACCAGACAAATCATCAGGAGATTCTGCTGATCCCGGTTTCTTGGGTGGAATGATGGATACTTTGATGGACTTTGTTGGAATGGGTGGTGGTGGTGGTAGAGGAAGACGAGGACGAAGAAAAGGAGCAAGAGCAAGAGCAAGAAGAATGCGTGGTGGTGGTAAAGGAGGTAGAATCTCTCGTCTCTTCGGTGCAGGAAAAGATCTTGTAGGCAAAGGTCTGGGTGGTGGTAAATCACTACTCGGTAAGGCCGGTGGTTTCTTTGGGAATATGTTCTCGAAGGCAAAGGGTTTAGCAGGTAGTGCTATTAAGGGCGTAAAAAATGTTGCAGGTAAATTAAATCCTATGGCCGCACTCAGGAAGGGTGCAGGAACCGCACTTAGGGGTCTTACATCAATTCCTGGCCTTGGTGCCTTGATTTCAACAGCAATGGCTGCTTATGATATTAGTGGTATAAAATCAGATCCAGAATTATCACCCAAGAAGAAAAAAGAATTAATAGGTAGGTCAATAGGTCAGGGACTAGGAGGAGCGTTAGGATCAATTGGTGGTGGTGTTCTAGGATCATTCATTCCAATTCCTGGCGTCGGTACTCTTCTGGGTGCAATGGGTGGTGGAGCGGCTGGTAGTTTCTTAGGAGATACTATCGCCGAGGCTTTGGGTGGAGAGAAGATTTACAACATAATGGCTGATCTGCCAGGTCTTGGTAGTTTGATAAGTGTTGATGAGGGAGATTCTGGAGCAGGTACGCTAACACCAAATAGTCAAAACTTAGAAGGTGCTGGAGCATCAAGTCTCTCAACTAATAATAGTGGTCAATTGCTTGGACCTAGTAGCGCCGCAACTCCAACACTCGCAACACAAGCGTCTGCTACAATTGATGCTAGTGCTAGATCTCAAGCAATTGCGAGTACTGGCACAAATGTAAATTCAACCAATAATGTTGTTGCACCAACCACCAGTGTTAACACCAACAACACCTTTACTACAATCAAGGTAGCACAAGAAGAACCCAGTTTCATAGCATCTCAAATGGTGAATAGTGGATCTAAATTCTCTGCTGGTAGATTCTCATAATAGAAAAGGGGAGTGACCGAAGTCACTCCCCTGATCATCCCTCTCCTGTTTTTCACTCATCATCTGCTGCGAGTTTGTTGAAGAAGGACAAGGCGTCCTCTTCAGTCTCAGCAGTGGGAGCGGCTGCGGGAGCAGTAGTGACCTCAGGCTCACTAGTCTCTGCGGTTTCAGTAACAGCATCATCCTGAGTAGAACGAATGTCGTTACCGAGAACGTCGTTGAGACGCGCCTTGAGTTCCTCGTAAGACTTGAACTGATCGGGAGCAATAATCTCAGTAAGAGAGTATTCAGACTTCCACAGATCCTCAAGACGAGAATCGTCACCATCAAACAAAGCAGACTGCGATTCAAACTCGCTCTTGTCGTAGTTGATGTAACCAGCAACCTTACGAACCTTGAGTTTGAAGTTAGCACCCTTCCAGAAGTCAAACGGATCGACTGGAGTTTCATCTGCGAATTCAGGCTTCATAGATTCCTGAATCTTATCGAAGATCTTCTTACCATACTTGTAGAGGAAGACCTTACCCTCATTCTGTGGGTTGCTGGGATCGCTCACCACAAGAATGTTACTGATGTAGGAGAGACGACGCTTACGCTGTCGAGCAATATCCTTATCAGATTCAAGTCCGCTGTTCCAAAGATCGTTGTTTACCTCACAGAGTGGACACTTGCCACCGATAGTGGTAGGACAGTTCTCAATGAACCAACCACCCTTACCCTGAAATCCGTGAGTGTAAAGACGAGCGAACGGGAGTTCCTCATCGCCAGGAGCGGGGAGGAATCGAATAACGGCATAACCATTACTCGACTTGTCTAGTTCGGGACGCCAGTAGCGGTCATCCTTGTAAGACTTCTTGTCGTTCATCTTTTCCATCTTGTCTGAGAGAGCAGATACGTCTCCGCTTCTCTTCTTCATGTCTGAAAAGCCCATATGCTTTTCCTTTCTTTAGGGGTCTACCCTAATCTTAGTTACGCAAGGAACTACCTTGCACGAGTTATGTTTATTATACCACCCAAAAGTCATCTGTCAACTAAATTGGGAGTTTTGCTGAGGTTACTTGAGGCAGGATATTGAGATCTCTGCCTTCGATTTCTAACTTCTCGATGATAGGCTTTGTGAGAGTCTTTGCAATAAAAACGGGGTCAATATCGTATTCTTCGCAAATACTCAACACTGCCTCGACGTAGGTTCCACCATTTTCTTTCACATAAGTTTCAATCTCATGTGGGAAGTTTATATCTTCAATCATTACGAATCCTTTTGGGTGTTGGTTACTATTATATATATTACAGATCAGAATATCATATCGGAGTAGATCATGGCTGATAACATTATCGTCGCTAGCGGACCTTCAGGTGCCACATATAATATGGCTACAGATGACGGGTTCGGTGTTAGTGCAGACGCACAAGTTCAAATCATCAAACCCGTATTTGGTGACACCACCACTTCAACTCGCGTATCAAATACCAATCCTATGCCTGTTCAGTTGTTCTCTGGATACTCCGGAGGATCAACTGCATCTATTATAGAAGATGGTGAGTTGAAAGTCAAGGGAACATTCAACATCGGTAACTCGATGGCTGTTTACGGAAGCACCGCAGCATACCTCAAGGTAATCGTTGCTGGTGGCGTAACGGGAACATCGGGTGGTACAGGTGTTATTGGTTCTACTGGTAATCCAGCAGTATACTCTGCCGTAGAAGTTACTGGAGCGGTACAGGGCATCTCTGGTGGACAAGCACTCGCTGTGTCTGCCACTGATCTTGATATTCGCAACCTAACTGGTGGAACAATAGGCTACACAGGATCTACTCTATCTGATTATGTGGCTGTTCAGGGAATCTCTGGTGGAATGGCAGTTTCCGTATCTGCCACTGATCTTGATATTCGTAACTTAACTGCCACTGATGTTGTCACTGTGGTTGGTACTACTGCCTCTAACGTGGGAGTCACTGGAACCGTTACTGCCATTGCAACTGATCTTGACATACGGGATCTCGCAGCAGGAACGGACTCTGTAGCGGTATATAACTCTGCTGGAGGTACGACCCTCCCAGTTGATCTCTACGCAGCAGGGACCGCTCTAGGAGTCTCTGGAGACGCACTCAAGGTTGCGTTCGATAGTGTCACTGGAGTCACGTTCAGCGTCAACGTAGCGAGCGATATCGGGGTCTCCAACACCGCTGGAACCACCCTAGCAGTCGAGGGTAGAACAGGAATGGTCCCCGTAACGGTCCAAGGAGCGGGAGTAGGAGACTCAGTTATCGTCTCTGCCACCGATCTAGATATCCGCAGTCTAACTGCCACCGATCAGGTAACTGTGGTTGGTGATCTGGTAAGCCACGGTGCAACTACTGCGGCACAAATCACACAAGCCAATCAGAAGATCGGCACACTCAACAACACTGTAGTTGGTGTTGGTGGTAAGGTAGATACGGCAAACACATCCCTCAAGACACTCTCAGATTCTGTAGTTACAGTAGGGAAAGATAAACTAGTCAAGACTAGTATGGATCGAGTTACACCTCCCAGCGATATTTACGTTGCAAGTGTTAAAGTTTCTGGTGCTGGTAAGCCTCTGGCATCAGCAACACTACAGAATGGTGTAACAATTAAATCTTCGACGAGCAATACAGGAACAGTTTATGTTGGTGCAACCAACCTCATCAATAATACAAACAACGGATTCCCACTACTTCCTGGCGAAGAATTGTTCCTAAGTATTCTAGATCCATCTAAGATCTTCGTTCGTGCAGATACTACATCATCTACAATCCATGTAATAGGTTCTTGATATGAGAAGAAGACCAAAGAGAAGTACTACTGTAAATAAAAAAGCAGTAGAGACGAGTGATAATCTGATTCGACAAAATAGTGCAACTGTATATGGACTATACTTTGCCTCATCGAATACTGATTTTCTTTTAGATGAAAAAAAGACTCGTTTCTCTTTGCGTCCTAGTGTCGTTGTGAAGCCTGATAGAAAAACTGTAATGTTTGACTACTCGCAGGTCACTGGAGATGAAGCATCAATCTTTGATGGCTTCTTCCGAGGACTTAGTGTTGGTGCTACGCTAACACTAGATGGTGGTATTGAGTCCACTTGCAATTTCATCAATGAAGTTACTGGTGTTCCACTAACCAATTTCGCAGACACCTACACGATCTCAACTGTTGATGTTTCAAAGAAAATCTTAGTGGCGACTAAAGGCACTACTATATCATCAACAACTGCCTCTGTGTTTGATGGTAGATACTTCATCGATCTACCCCAGTGGACTAAAACTCAAACGAATGAAGACTCCACTTCAATCAGTAAAATCTTAAACCTACTTCCAAGTCAGTCTATCAGTCACTTGGGTGTTGTACCTGGCTCTGTTTTGGAGTTTGCAAAGACCAGTAAGAACAATAGTAGGTTTACCGTAGAGAGTGTCTATACTCAAAATGGTATTGAATGTATTGATGTAACAGAACAGGTAGTTCAAGAAGACGCTTCTGATGATCAGGTTATCGTTTCTGTTTATGGAGAAGAATCAATCAAACCACCCGTAGAAGAAGGTTCATCTCAACCATATACCCCTGCTATTGAATGGTCATCCTCTGGAGTAAATAATTCTGGTGTATCCGACTGGTGTACTGATCCACCTGAATATAGTGACGAACCTATGCCTAGAGGAGGAGATGCTCATGACATATGGAGGATCAAAGACACGTTTTGTTGTACATGTCTTGTCTATGCTGAAGGAGAGTGTGATGATGATCAGTGTCAAAAATGTACCGCATGGGTAGCATATAATAGAATACGAAGTAATTATGATGGTGACCAATATTTAGGACAGCCAGGACTCACCGGAGGAACTATTCCGCAGTTCAGAGATCCCCCCGGATCCAAGCCGAAGTACCGAAAAGAAGATAGTTTTTGTGATCAAGCAAGAATGCCTGGTAGATGGGAAGGTGGCTGGGAAGATAAAAAAGGAAATCCGAATAAAAAGTTTAGAGATTGTTTCTGTGTAGACTGGGATTTAAGATCAGAGGAACTGTGTATAAACAAAGCACAAAGAATATGTGAGTCGATGACAAACTTCCCTGAAGGCATAAGTCCCGGAGTAGATCCTACTGGTGGTGCAAACTATTTCTTTCAAAGAGGAAGAGTTCCAGACTGGATGCTCTGTAACTTAAAGAAATCAGCGAATGGTGAACCACCACGATGTAAAAGAGTTACCGGTGTATGTGCCAATTGTGGAAATGAAATGTTTATTTGCAATAAAATGCCTAAAGCCTGTGACGATTTAGGAGTGACTCCAGATCCACCTAAAAAATCAGATGGAAGAGATGATACTCCCGTCGTTCCCGCTTAATCACTCTTCTTCGTTTAGTTCATTCGCCGCGTCAATCGTTTCCTTGATGCCTCTGCTGGCGGGCTTATCTTCGACTGCTCTGGGTCTGAACTTAATTGCTCCCTCTTCAAACTTTTCAGTCTGCTCGGAGTTTACCAACTTCATGTTTTCCTGAATCTCGGTAACCTTATCCAACCATTCCTGAAAACCTTGACCGTAGTTCATCACAATCTCTTCCCCTTCCTTGATATCATCAAGGGCAGTTAGAGCAGTAACGGACTCGTTGTAATCATGAACTAGAACGGCGTTGGGTTCAAGAGAGTGATTGGTAAACTGACAATAACCAAACGGAATAGCAAAGTTAATGCCTTCCTTCTGACACTTCTCACAGTTACAGTTGATGCCGTAGGAATAGTGGTGAAGGGCGGGGTCGCGGTTCTCGTTCTGCGACCTATGTGTGGTTCGGACGAAGATCGTCTCTTCAATAACCTCACCCTTTTCGATCGCTTCCTTTGCGAATAGACCGTAGCGGTGTAGATTAGATTGACGAACAGCAACCTTAGTTGAAATCTTTAGTTCTTCTTTCATGATGAATATCCTTTAAAGTATATATTACCGTGCCCGAGAATACTCTCGGTTGAGTCGTCGGACGTTTTCCTTACCCTTAGCAATGAACAACTCACCCGCAGTCTTATGCGAGTAGATCATTCGTGCTACAACGGGCGCCGCGTGCTTGTCCGCACATTTCACGCAGTAGTCAGTTTCGCCAATCGCTTCGATGCGAGCAGCAGGAATTTCGTTATTACAATCAAGACAGTTCATAAATTCGTTAGGGTAGGGGCCGTGGTCGGCCCCAGTCCTGATACCTTCCAGATAAATTAGTAAAGTAGTTTGGGTTGCGGCGGAACCGCTTCAGATATAACCTACGACGGCGAGAAAGCAGGAGTCGTTTTAACATGTGTGGTGTCTCTATTGTAAGGGGACACCATATATATCACTTCTCCATACGATCGCGGTACTGCTTCGGATTCTCCCAGAGGCGAACATTGCCCATGAGATCCACCTTACACTTCCAGATCATACCACACATTGCAAAGAAAGCAAGCGACATTCCGTATTCAATTGGAATAAATCCTGCCACCATTATAATGCCAAGAAAGACATTCATGGTGGTCATAATCAAAAGCATAGTCATTGCATATTCTTGTTCACGCATTGTCATTGATCCTATCTAAAAGAAGGTTCCACTTCATCAGTGCCGTTTCGTGTTCGGCAATCTTACCCTGAACAATCTTAAGCAGTGTCGGACTGTCGTAATCATACGCACCACCAAGACCATTCATGCCTTCATTCTTAACGAAAACAATATCACGATCGGGGTGAGTATGAATCTGGTATGGTCCAGCAAAGTCATGAACTTCGCCTTTCATGGTCCCACCTTCCTTACCTTGTTGTCCTTGCGAGAGAGCATCCACATCACGCCGTCGTTGTCTTCCCAGACCCAGTAGACTGGTTGTGACGGATCTTCGATACGAAGCAACCACAACTCGGCGGTTGCGTCCTGAATCTTTCGGTTATCTTGGAGTTCCTTCTTGGTGTCGTCCCAACGAAAGAACAGAGTCATCGAAATCAAAAGAGAAATGATTGCGATACAAACCAGAAGTTCTAGTGTACTAAATGCTCTCATCGGTATCCTTGCCTCCACTCGTCGTTTGCGGCGTTTGCTTCGTCTTTTGCATACCATTCGCCGTAGATGATCAGAGACTCTGGATCGGGAGCAGGACCACGGGCGTCTGCTTCGACGATCTCTTGTCCTCGTTCAGAAATCCAACCATCAAACTCGTCGGTCCATCGGGCTCGATCATTCTTACCGATGATCTTACCAGTAATAAAACAAATGTCTTCCATACCAATCCATTCTTCTACCATACGGGGCAGAACCTTTACCATAGTCTTGTCAGTCATACGAGCCATTTTCCTCTTTTGATAATACGAGTAGTCTGAATACATTCACCGCGAGCGTGCATCTTACGCTGCTTGGTGATGCCTTTACCTAAGCGAGAAGTGGGGATGCCACCGTGTTGACGAATGGCACCCCCCTCTTTCTCCGCTTCCAAATCGAACTGATCGAGATGTCGCTTCTTGTTCATGCACAAATTATACCACATCTACGATCTTTGTCAAGTCCTGTCGGGTGGATAGGCAGGAATATTTTCCCCCATATCGTTCCACCCATATACTTTCCATACATCACCCACCTGAAAATCTTCAGGCTTTATCACTGCTGCCCACCAGACTCCGTTGCCATATTGTCTACTGCCATCTGGTAGTTGAATTTGGTTATATCCATCTGCATTGGCAGAGTCTGTTGCCAACTGGTGAATGATTTCTCCATCACGGTAGATCTCAACGACCCATTTTGCATTCGGGTTTGCTTCGACCCATTCATCAACAGTCACTTCACCATCAGATAGATTAACAGATTGATATCCATAAGTAGATGCTGAAATGGCGGCTGGTCCTCCTGATCCCGTGTCGTCCGTGACATCGAAATCACCCTTGACTAGATCAACCGCCATTCCGCTTTTGGGACGATGAAATGCCCCCCTCGGGCATTGTCGTTCGGAGTTTCGTTCATAGTCAAGAGTAGAATGTGATCAGCAGATTCCCACAGAGGGTTGAAGTCTTCGCTGATCTCGACTGGAGGCTCAGGCGGATCGGTGGGGTCAACATCACCCCCACCGTTCGCAGCCTCGATCTGATCCTGCCACGAGTCGGAGATGGCTTGGAATAGAAGTTCCATGTCCGCCATGTCTACTACACCATCTTTGTTGAGATCGTATAGAGGATTGTCTGTTCCGAGTGCGTTAATCAGCAGAGTCTGGTCGAGTTCATCGACCCAACCATCACCATTGAAGTCTGCGAGTTGTCCTTCGAGACGAGTAACGATTTCCCATATAACTGGGACTTCGATGTTCTCGCCTGCTTCTACACGCTGACTCACGACTGTGATGATTCTCTTTGTGCTGGGTTCCCAACAAACCAAACCAGAATACTGTTCTGGAATAATCGGAATGATACCATCACTGAGTTGAACCATAAGACGAATGCTCATGGTACGAGCGACTGATGTGCTGTTGGTCCATTCTACTGTACCGTCCAGTGCAAACGGTCCAACATAGTCACCCATTGGTCGTTCGTAAACTGCAACCACCTGTCGATCCCCCACATCTCCTTCAGAAATGGTGAGGATGGACTCTACGCCTTCATCGCTCAACTGAGGGAGTCTGGTCGTGGTAGTTGGTTTAGGCATTCGCGGAGGACAATCAATGTCCTGTGCAAATGCACTATTACTTGCCAGTACGGCTGCTAGTGTTAATGATTTCAAGATCATCTGCTGCTCCCTTCGCTGATACCTTTACCCATGCTCGACTCCAAATGTAACTACACATCACTGCACCTGCGACACTCCACATGGCGATCTCTCCACCCTCTGTGATGGGCCAATTCTTAAACCAACCCGTGCCTTCAAGAAGCGGAAGTCCACCAATTCCAATTGCTGCCCAAAACTCGGTGGACTTCACACCTGGCTTTGGATCTGTCGTTGTCTTTACTGTAGCCATAATAATCTCCTATTGTTTTTTGATTTCCCATTCATCCTCATTTGGATTTGCGGGTTTTCTTTCTTGTGCTGGTGGTGGTGGGTTCTCTGGATCGTAAGTTACCATTTCGGCAGTTACGCCCCACGCGGCAAAGATCTGCCCCATATCACCCGAATCAATTC